TCATAACTCGACTCTCCCTTCATATATGATTTGATCTAATTTGCCTGTCAAAATATCATTTGTAATTGTAAAAATCTCATCCATTACATCAACATCAGAATGATAATCCTTTTGGAAGTTATGAGCGTATCGATCGTTAATATCAATCAACACAGATAAAACATCATCTTTTTGTTGTAAATAGGCAGGCAACTCTTTTTCTCTGTTAGTCGTTTTTTCGTAAAGTCTAACATTTGAAAAAGATATATTTATGTAAAATCTTTCTCTAAGAACGTAAGTTAACTTTAGATTAACATCAAAAGGGTTTGTATTGCTTCCGATCTTTATAAAATTCTCAAACAAATGTTTCACTGGTTCTTCATCAAGATCATGAATAAATATTTCTGTAGTCAATCCCGAAAAAGAATAATTATTATCGATATAACCTTTCATTAAATTGATTAAAGGAAATATTCGATTTTCAAGGTATTCTTTGCACTTATACCAATCACTTTGAAATCTATGATCGTATTTAGTTTGCAATGATAAACGGTCTAAAGAAATATTTAGTTTTGAGTGACCTTCATGAGATTCCGTTTGAGCACGTGGTATGTCTGGTGGAGCATCATCTGGTATAGGCAATAAATGCAACGGGGTTTGAAAATGGTCTTTCAACCCATCTTCAATATTTATAAAATTACGACGCATACCCTGCTCCTTCGGGAAAAAAGCATTAAAGGTTGTTGTTTGAATTAGCATTGCAAAATCCTCTCCTAAGAATAATACATGCAAATGAACATTTCTATTTATAAAACTATAGTATCATCTTTTTTTAGATATTTCCATGTATTCCCCTTACTTCATTATTATTAATCCTTTAGTTTTTTATAACCCTTATAGGTAAGATGCTATCCTTCTCAAACTCTAAGTTTCAATCCGACCGTAAAGTAAGATGATGGATGTTTTGTTGTTGTAAGGATAGCATATGTAACCGAGCAGGGAAAGCCCCTGCTCTTTTTTATTAGGTGCAGCCCTCGCACTCGTAGTAATTATCCTCTTCACTAATAACCCGGTCCAATGCTATACCCTGCACGTCCTCCGTCTCCGTAAACTCGATGTCCGCAATCGCCTCACGGATTCGGGTGTCGGCATCTTCCTGACTACCTGCTGCAACACCATACCTACTTTGTTCCCCAGTGGACACAATGCGATAGGAATAGATGTACCTATTCATTCGAATGCCCCCGTCCTCTTAAGCACAGTGGCCGTTTCTACTCGAGTGATCGGATCGTTCGGGCGCTCTCCATTGAATACACCCTGTTCCTGCGCTTTTTCCCAAGCCGGCTGATGTACTTCGGCCACATCGGTTCCTGGTTTTTCACTCTCGATCAATGCCACCAAAGCAATGGCGTTCGATATCGTCATTTCGCCGTCTTCATATTCCTTTGCCGTGGACTGTTCGATGATGCCTCTGTCAGCCGCGTTCTTGAGATAATCGCCAAACGTACCGTTTAAAACTCCTGTGGGTTTCATGATCTCATCTCCCTTATCAGTTTCAGATTTCACGTCTTTGTACGGTATATCAAAGTATTCACAGAGAATCTTGGCATGCGTCTCTGCTACACGCTGCCGGTACGATTCCTTGTCCTCACCAAAAATACCCTCAAAGTCACCGGGATCATCCATAAACCCGTTCTCTGTAAGTACGGCTGTCATGTTAGTTTCCCGTGTGACATGCAGGTTGGTCCAGCTCCCACGCTCACCGGCGTGTGTACCATTTCCGTGCGTTTCAAAACCTGCTTCTTCCATACGTTTTGCAAACAATTCAGCGAGCTTTCTCCCCTCTTCTGAAGTACCCCAGTAGAAAGCACACACTCCCGAACTACCGCCTGCATTGGCGTGATCAGACCAGTACAAATCCACGCCGCGTCTGTTTGCAGCATCTGTCCGAGTAGCCAAGCCCACCTCTTTCGAATTCGGTGGCTGGGGAAGCCACACAGAAAAGCCATGCCGTTCCAAAATAGGTTGGAGCCGCATGGCCACATCAGAATTAAATTCGTGTTCTTCGTAGACCTTTCCATTCTTCGTTACACCTTTACCGCCTGTACGTTGAAAGGTATCGGATCCGTGCCCGATATCCAGTGCGATCATTGGCATATGACCATCTCCTTTATAATGTAAACGCCCATACTAAAAGGCTTGACACAATCCCAAGAACAAAGGTGACGCCTCCTGTGAAGAGAGCCTTTGTAATGGTGCGCCGGAGCCACGTTGTATTTTCTTCAATTTTCCCGATGCTTACCTCCAAATTTTGAATGGACCGGTCTTGCAAAGCGTCATTCTTTTCCAACTTGAAAATCTTTTCATCTCGGACTTCGTCCTTCTTTTTGATTTCTTCTACTTCGCTAGATAAGTTTTGCAGAGTGTTTTCTAAAAGATTCATTTCCTCACTCACTCCTTCGCCAACACCCCTTTCTTTGTATCTAGGAGCATAGACACCTGACCCCCTTGTGAATTCTGCATAAAAAAGACACCCTCTCAGGTGTTTACTCGAGTCCGCTATTAATTAGCAGCTTAAGCTGACTAAGACCTTTTTCGCCAAAGTAGTTATTCCGATACATGGCAAACAGAATAACCGCCCAGGAAGCTAGATCAACCCATGCGTCTACTGTTTCTGATGGAATCGCAAGGCCGAACGTGGCTTCCAGAACCTGCTTTATTGCAGCTGCAATGCCTGCTAATATAGTGAAGATACTCCGGAATACCTGCGTCTTTTCCTTGTCGCCTTTAAACAGCTTTTCAATGACTTTTTTCATATGATCACTCCTTTTTGATATTAAAAAGGAGCCTCCAAAATTGGAGACTCCTTACAACCTTTATTTATTGCACCAGATGACGCTTATGGTGCTGCTTAATTCGATCTTGTGAATAAACGGCATATCGCAATGTAGTAGTAGACGAGGCGTGGCCTAACATTTCTTGTACGGCCCCAAGTTCAGCCCCATTGTTAATTGTGAGTGTAGCCATGGTATGCCTTAAAACGTGCGGGCTGACTTTGTTTTCAAGTCCTGCTGCCCTGGCCACCTTTGCAAGCTCTTGCTGTATCCCACGTCTGGACAGCCGCCCGTGCGGTTTTCGTTCGCTCACAAACAGCGCTTCATCATCGTCTGTTCGATTCATCAGGTATTTTCTGAGGTAGTATATGGCCTTTGGTGAGAAGTAGACGGTGCGTTCCTTCCCGCCTTTTCCATACACAAGCGCTGACTGATCCTGTATGTTGACCTGTGACCGGTTCAACGGCTGCACTTCTCCGAGCCGGCACCCCGTGGCGTACAATACTTCTATCATGGCTCGCCGGCGGTACGTGTCACAGCTTTCCCGGAGCATTTCGAGTTCTTCTATGGTGAGTGCTTTCGGTGCTCGTTTTTCCTTCTTAGGTGCCTTCACTTTCATTGTCGGGTCCCTCGGTATGAGTTCCTCCCCCGTCAACCAACTGAAAAAGGACTGCAGCACAGATAATTTCGTGCTGATTGTGGCACTTGCTGCATCTTCAAAGCTGGCTAGATATGCCCTAATGTCTGCAGCAGTAATGTCCTCGGCCCTTCTCTTCACCTGATCAGCAAACATTCTCAGCTGTCTACGGTACCCGTCCAGCGTGTGATGACTGCAGCCTTCCAGCTTCTTCGTTGCAAGGAACATGTCCATCTTTTCCTGCAGGTCCGGGTGCTTGTCGTACTCTTCAACCTTTGTCACATGGTACTTGCTGACGATCTGTGACAACCGCGACTTCGTTTCCTCGACATTAACCGGCACCAGTTCCGAGATGTACGCGACGATGTCGGAGAGCATCTGCTCCCCTGCAGTTACAGTATTCACTTTCGATTCCCCCGTTGGAAGGATATTTCGCTTTATGGGCAACTGCATCAAAAAGAAGCAGGCACGCCCAACGGTGCGTTGACGGCCAGATGATCAGTCCGGCCTACCTGCTTCATATTGTACAATACCATTCCGGATTTGAGAAGGCAATATGAGAACATTTGTTTCAATTCAATGTTCCAGAAGGACTCAGGATATTTTTTGTCGAAATTCATTAGTTTGGAAAGGAGGTGAAAGTATGAATTTGTCTGCAAAATTTATCACGGTAAATCAACTGGAAATAGTGATCAACCAACTAAAAGAAATTGGTGACGATAACGACTTCCAGGTTCTATTGATGACACCGTTTGGTTTTCTCAAGGGAGACATTGAAGATATCACCGATAAAGATGGTTTTATGGTTGATAGCCCAGATAATCCCGATGCAATGAGAATAGATCTTTCTTACTTGGTGAAAATGAAAAATGACTTTTTGAAGGATCCTGAGAACCAACACATCGAAATAACTAACGACGATGGTACATTGAATCTGGTAAACGTTGAAATTTACAAAGACACCTTTTTAAATCCTATTGCGACTTTGCCGCAAATGCTTGTTTTTGTAGACCAGATAATATCGTGCGCGATAGTTCCTCGTGAGAATAATTTTGAGGTACATGAATAGTCACATCAAATGTTATTGTTTGAGCCGCCTTCTTCGGGCGGCTTTTTTGAAAAATTCTGCGCATGATATTCATTTATATCACCTCTTTCACTGGAAATGTTTTATTAATTTATCTGCTGCCTGAGCGTTTTGACTTCTTCTTTCAACCTCTCAATCTCTTTGACCATTGGATACACTACAGCAGCAAACTGTCCTCGTTCCATACCCTCGTTTGGACGGAACGTACCGTCAGAATAGCCGCCAATGTATCCGTGTTTTTCAAGGTATCCAATCGCTTGGAATGCCCAGAATCCTTTTCTCACGTCTTTGAAGGTCTGCTCCATTTCTTCGTCCTCCTCTCCTTTCACATCTTCTTCCGGTTTTGGCTCCGGCTGCGGTTCTTCGATCTGCGGAATCTCTGCCGGCAAACAAAAAAGGCCATGGCCGGTCTCCCAGTCAAAGCCTTCATCTTGAATATCTCTGCAATTTTCATGTACAAACTGCCGCGTTTCCTCTCGTGTCGGGCGTCCGAGTCCATTTTCTTTTCTCCACTGCATCCAGCACGCCAGCATGCCTGTTGCCATCGGTGCTGAGAAGCTTGTTCCCGTCACACCAAATGTATGCCCGTCGTCTCGCTGTACGTAGATATTGCTGTACGTCACGGCGTCCAAGGCTTCCCCTTGATTGGCGTAGTACGCGCCGGCTCCGCCATTTCCAAGGTGTAACGCCCCTATTGCAATCGTGAAATCATACGCAGCAGGGTAGCTGACTTGGGCATCATACCCGTCATTTCCTGATCCACAAATCAGAGGTATATCAAGTTCTTTGTACCGTTCGACGTAAGACGGGACCGTGCTCCCGGAATACCCCGCCATGCTGACGTTGATGAGATCGATGTCGTCCAAGTGATCCAGTACCCACTGGTGCCCTTCGTCATTGTTTTCCATTACATATATTTGCACACCAGGCGCAAACTCCCGGCAGACGAAGCCAACATTGGTGCTGTGCCCGTGCTCGTCGTAGTCCTCGACAGGCTCGTGGTACCAATCTTCCATGTTATCCCTTGCATCGCCGCCGGAATCGAGGAGCACGACCTTAACATCATTGCCGATATATCCTGCGTTATGCCAAACGTCCGCGTTGACTTTTCGGCGTTCCGCATCATTTTCTTTAATCATTTAATCTCTCCTTCCGGCATAAAAAATGCACCCCTTTGGGTGCTGCTTATTTGACGGTATACTGTTCGGAATTGAAGACGCGCCCCATCCACATGCGCCATATGGTCACTTTTTTCTGGCCGGACATGGTCCGGTGTACTGTATGATATTTAAACGGGAGCAGTTGCTTCAGGTTCCATTTGATTTTGCTAAACATAAATAATCCTCTCCTTTTGTTATAAAAATAACGCCAGTTAAGGCGTTTGATTTAATGCGCATAAGCCACGCTATGCACTAGTTGGATACGCTTCGCCGGTGATTTTTTCATAATCTTGCGATGTTATTGCGCCTAATTCTACGTATCTTTGTAACTGGTCTTTTCGGCACCAATTCTTGTTATACCAGTCTTTCAGCCGTTCAAACATTTACTTCGCCTCCAATTCGGATATTCTTAAATCCATTTCCGTCATCTGCTGTCCTTGCGACATGTTCTCGATTTCAGCGTCAATCAACGACTGCCCTTGCGATTCATCTTCGTTTTTCGCTATAACTTGCCGGAACGGATGGTTAATCGGAAAGTTATCAGGCAGCGTCCCGTCCAATACGTACCGCTGATACACACTCCCGAATCCTTCCGGCATACGCTCAATTTCTTTAAATCGCTTCTGCATATCCGCCGTAACTTCAACTTCCGTAAATTCTACGATGTTGATACGATCGTGTTTTTCGGCCGTTTCCGTCCACCACTGCTTGTCAGGTAACGCCCATTTCGTATATTCTTCGCCGTTTTTGGTGTACGTTACTTCGTGAGGATAGAGACGGTATTTACTTCCAACCCGTTGTAACATCGTATTTTCCTCCTTTCTATTGAACTAGTTCAAGGACAGGGCGCCAACCGGCGCTCGTATTCGAACCGGAAGACGAATACGCCTGGAAGTATGACACTCCCTCGTATCCGCGGCCGACGCGGGAGCCAGTATCGTCACTTATTGTTTCTTGACACCAACTCCGCGATCCGTCTCCGTATTCATTCACCGTGATTAAATCTTCGTCGGTAAAATTAGGACTCCAATTTTCGGTAGGTTCACTCGCATATTCTGAGTAACTAAAGTTATCTGGCGCTTTGTCGCTGATCGGTAACATCAGTTTGTTCCATTCAGATCCGATAGCATCTCTGTCTACATCTTGGTAATTGCACGGGTCATTTTCGGCACCGCGCCACAACCTCACGGCATACTCCAGTCCGTTGATTGTTACGGTTTTGTTTCCAAAAACCGCACCGGCATTATCTAGATCATCCCAACTCAAATCAAACCTAATCGGCTTTTGCGGACTAAAGGCCGGAGCCCCCGCGATCGAAAATTTGAGCCACTCTGTATTAGAAAATTGTGACGTTCCTGCTGTAAGACCAACCTCGCTTGCCAACTGCTCGCCAGAAATAAAATCAGATGATGGTACAGCGCCGTAGTATCCTGCGTCTTTATCACCATCTGAAATAGTACGAGAACCGGGAGAACCGGATGTATCGTCAAGATATTTGGATTGATCTACCGCATATTCGTGCCATATTGCGCTTCCGTTTGTATCATCCAAGCAAACGTATGATGTCATTTTTGTACTTCCGTCGTCCATATGCCAAATGCTACCTACGTTATACCCTGCGCTGGAATCATCTGTTGCAGTAGGTTCTGCTGTGGCGCTGTAGTTGTTCTTTTTCAATCCGTGCGGTGGGTTATCGTTTGTCACATCTTCGGAACTATGCGTACTAAATTTCTGCAGTACTTCATTGATGGAAGCAACCAGATCTGACTTTTCATCGGTGTTCAGATTATCCAGGGTGCCTATTTTATTCAGAAGCTCGTTTATGGAGGCAACCAGGTTTGTTTTCTGCTCCGTTGAGAGGTTGGCCAAGTCACCGAGTTGTTCTTTTAGGTAAGCGTCATTGTTAATGAGCTGATAAAATAACGGGTTCATTACACTGGGATGAACGTCGTCCGTTGTCTCAATCTCTCTCAACTGTTGGTTATATGCTTTCGGATCCTTAATAGGGTGTTCTGCCATGCTATCCCTCCTTTAATGTTCTTCGGTAAGATCGATCTCAATGATGGTGTCTGAATCCTTACCCTTCGGTGAAAAGTTCACGAATACCACAGGGTCCGCGTCCTCGTCATAGAGAGCAACCGATGATATATTCCGGCCGTTTCCTTCGTCTGCTGAAAGTACCACTTCAATCACGGCGTTGGTTCCGTTAACCGTTACATTCTCAATGTCTTTGACCAGGAACTCACCTGCTGCCTGTGTTCCGTCCGGATCCGGATCATTCACATCACCGGTGCTTGAATCGTGTCCGCCGTCTCCCCAGCCGACTTGAGCGATTGCAGTCAATGTATCAACGCCGGCAGAGGCTTCAGCGCTTTTCGTTCTTCGGGTGATTGTTACGGCTTTCTTTACCGCCATGCTGCGTCACCTTCCTTTCTTTGATCTCGACATGATAGGTTGGTTTGGTATTCACATTCATGCTTCAACCTCCTCTCCATTAATCCTCATCTGGAGACCGTACTCCGTGGGCGCTCGCTCCCCATCAAATTGATGTACGCCATTAAAAGAAGCGCTCCCGTCAAACTTGAGCGCTTTGGTAATTTGCGTATCCCTTTGTACGTGAAAACCGGCTTCATAATTGATCGGCAGAGTATAAGCCTTGGATATTCTCGGAACGATCAAGGTGTTGTATGCAATGATGTCCTGGTATGCCGCTTCAATCGGCACACCGAAATATATCCGAATTCCGTTCTGCACGATACGGCGGATTGATGTTCGAACATTATCTATGGCAGCTGTCGCAAACTGACCGCCTTTGTTTCCGGAAAACAGATACGTTCCATCGAATTTGGCGGTGCCGTCAAACTTCAGCTGCGGCGTAAAGATATCCGTTTCGTATAGAAGGACGAGCGCTGCCGGTTCGTTGTCGTATTTCTCGTACCGCCAGCATTCAGCAAGTCCTTTATACGCGTCACCGAGCAAGTTTTCCATGATCTCATTGATGGTCTCAATATCGCCATTGGAGAAATTGGCGCTGTCTTTCGTCTTGATCATGTACCGGTACGACTGGTCATCCATGCCATTCCGTTGCTGGCCTACATCCTGCCCGTAGCGATCAAGAACCTTACCCTCGGCATTATCGATATCTTGATAATAGACAATAGAATCGCGGGTATCGAACAGTTTCTCCTGTATTTCCTCTCCAACGACAGCCATCAGCTTGGCGATGTTGGAGTCCGGACGCTTGCTGTACCGGTCCGTAATCCATGAAAGCATCTTGTCAGCTATTGTCATTGAAACACCACCTTGTCCGCGTCCGTGCGCGCGTACTCACGCTGATTGATCGTGATGTTGTCATACGAGTACGTGGATCCATCTGTCGAGAGCTCGATCGTGATATCTTCTGCGCTGCTGTCTCTGCCGGCTGACATGAGTGCCTGGAAGGCGATCACATCTTCTTTGATGCCAAGACCATCATATTCCGTGCCGTCTGCGTCCTGACCGCCAATGTATTCAATGATATTTGCCCGGATAGCGTCCTGATCTGCACTTCCACTCAGTGTTATATTAACGTAGACATCGACTATATTCGGTCGGGAATAGCCAATCGCTTGATCCCTGCCCTTGCTGTCCTGCACAGTCACCTGAGTATCACCAAACGACTGGATGCCGCCTGACTTGTAACGCATGATCGTCTCTACAACGTCCTGTTCCGCGCCGCCCCAGACGACCGGTTCAATACTTTTGGGTGGAATGCCGTCGGACGTAGTGTTGGTCTCATTTGAGTCCAAATAGACGTCCCGAACGCCCGTAACATCAAGCAGGTTGAAAACAAGCCGGTTTTCTTCTGATCGAGTGCGGTCCAGTCGTTCCCGGAGTTCCTCGTCGCTTTCCCTATCACGCCCGCCAGACGTAGCTTCCGGGTTGGTTACACTGTCGATGCCTGGGGATGGATTCACGATTTCTGTGATATCGCCGGCATTAACGTTGCCCTGCTGCCCTCTTTCCGCAGCTTCAATGTCTGCTGTCACTGTACCGCCCGATGAAATAGTTACGCTTTCTGTAGTCCGAAACCGTATGCTACGGCTCGTTTCAACCACAAAGCCGGAATCAACAACTGTGTCTTCCTCTCCGGTTATCTCAATGGATCCAGTTGATCGGAGGGGTTGCATTCTTCGGGCGCTCTGCCTTTTGGCATTTCGATTCAATGCAATGCCTTCTGAAGTTTCAACGAATGCAGCATTGTACGTGTCTTCAAGATCTTGCGCGAAAAGAGACAGAATCCACGCAATGACGCGGAGAAAAATACCGAGGAATTGTTTCGGTGACAGGTTTGTGCTCTCGCCCATCTTCTCCTTCGCGCGGTTCTCCAATGACGCCACGATATCCGCATATCGCTTCCTCTTGAAACCATTCTTATCAAGCATACTCATAGGTTCATCACCTCCGTCCCGGTTACTTCTTCTTCTCCCGCATAGCAACGAAAAAAGACGGAAAGCTGTCGCTCGCCGTCCCGCTCAATCTCTATGTCTGTTACTGTGGTCACTCGTTCGACTTGCTCAAGCGCGTCATAAAGCGTTTGGGTGACATCATCGTCCGTGACGCCCTTCCCTTGTATCGCTTCGTACTCTGTTCCAAAGGAAGGATCAAGAAACCATTCATCCAGCGCTGTTTTTAGTACGGATCGTATATCCTGCAGCAGTTCCTCATCCTCTTCAATCCAGACAAAATCACCGTTCTCCATCACGAGATCACCGGTTTTTCCGTCGATCTTCAACGCCTTCATTGGATCAGCCCCACAATCACAGCGTCCTCCAAAGCATGATGCCGGCTGAATTCCGGATCGGCTTCACTGCCTGATATCACGTTATCCAGGGCGCGCTCTGCAAAGACGACATACACGATGTCCCCTTTTTTATATACCGGTGTGACCTCTCGTTCAATCTCTTCTTCGGTGTACGACAGAGCGTGCTCTGAACTAACCGACGACACGTACTTATCTTTGATGATGAATCGCTGGGAGAGTGCGTGCGCTTCTAAAATGGGAGGGTAACTTTCAGCTTCCTTCCCCTTCTCTTTGCGCTTGAACAACGGCTGCAGTTCAGCCTTCCCGGCCGCAAAACTCTCCACTCGGCAAGGCATGGCTGTATGAAGATCCAGCAGGTGAGATGATATAAACTGTTTTAAATAGGAATCTCCACGCATTAGACCACCTCCATTTCCGTGACAAAATCAGAGTCTGTTGCTTTGTGTGTGCCTTTCCGAATCCGGTACCGGCCATTTGCTGTGCTGGACGCTACGCGTACATGAAGCCCTTCAGAAAGTCGATGATTGAGCAGGCATTTCGTATTCCAGCCTTTCACGGTTTCCTCATCATCATTTTCTTCTTCAAAACGTTCCGGTGTCCCCACAAGGCCATGTTCGGGAGACAGGAGAAATGATGTTTCATCACCATATCTCGGATCACGAATAAAAACTTTTCCTCTCGTGACACGTACTGTAGCGCCGCAATCTATTGCAACCTTCTGCATAACATACGTGATAGTTCCACTAACGCTGCGCCCTCTGGCATATACCTTGTCATTTGGCAGCGATATAGCTCCGATTTCCACCCCTAATTCATTTGCGAGGTCTTGCAAGATATAAGAGCCGCTGATGCCTTTCTTATACGACTTAGAGATTGTTTGCCTGGTCCACGCCTCGCTGGCATCGGTGCATTTGAGCGTCGTGAGCTTATCGGTACCGTCCCACTCTGTGTTCTTCTTTTGGAGCACGCCCAGCAGAATCGCGCCGACATCTCCTTCATAGCCGGCATTCAGAATAACGGAATCACCCTTGCTCATGTTATTCAAGGTGCTTTCCGACAGGTTGTATATCTCGATTTCCGCAACCTCGGCTTCTTCCCCATCGTTAAACGGAACCTCAAAAAAGATCGCAAAGTCATCCGAATGGAACCTGCGATCCTTTACAATCAGTTCTGTTTTCCGCATAAAGCTGTATTTAGGCATCACCTTCACCGTCCTCAATCATCAAAAACACCGTTTGCCCCAGCGTTTCCCGGTTCGCTTCTGTATCATTGCCGGACGGATCACGGGGAATAATCGTTACTTCCGGGAAATCCTCATTCACGTAGTCCTCAAAAAGTGGCTTTCCATATACGATTTTCTGACCTGCAGCAAGCGTCTCTCCATTCCTTCTTAAATCTACGGTGTAGAAGTCATGCTTGCTGTTGTAGTGATATTCCAGCTCGAATGTTGCTCCAGCCAGTTCGATTTCATACGAAAACGGGACCTGGTCACGAAAAAAAGGAAGGTACGCCATTAGGATCCCTCCTGTGTCTGCTGTCTACCTAGATTGTCGATATCTTTGACCTGCGAGCTCACATCAACCGACAACAGATCCACGCTGCTGGATTCAGCCAGTGTGACTTCCCGGAGGGTAATATCAAACTGCAAGCCGTTCCCCACTTTCGTGCCGTGGGTGCTGTTGAACTGTTGAATTAGTACCTGCTGCCGCTTGATTCGATGCCGGTATGGAATCATTTCGCCGGAGCTCTGATACTTTTCCAGCTGCACCATGCGAGACGCGGCATCCGGCCCGACGATCACACCGGATATATCTATCGTCTGCGGCTTCATGCGCACATGGTCAGTCATATCAGCACGTTTCTCTACGGCGTATTCCGTTATCTCAGCTTCTCGTTCCGGTTCATCCTGTTCCACGGTATCAAGCCGCACTGTTCCAAGAGTTGCTGGCATCTTATCACCTCTCTATCGGCATCGGATTGATGATACGCATGTTCTCATAGTGTTCATCAAGCGTTTCAAACACCCACTGCTTAAATGTGCGTTTATCATAATCTGTAGCACGTCCATACGCTTTGACTTCTACATGAGGCATGTACTGGACAGTTTGAGCCGAGGACTGTTGGTTGTAGGTTCCCCCTGACGCAGATGCGCCATTTATGCCTTCACCAATCCGTTTATATACACGTTCATTCAATGGCACGACGGCTTCATCATCAGCACCTTCACCAACAACCGCTTGTGTGGTATCTGTGACAAGACCCCCGGTAGCCATTCTTTTTCCGACCAATTGTGTGGTTGTATCCGTCATGCCGCCTGAATCCTGCGACAATACCCCGGATGAACCGCCGGAAGGGCTGCTGATATTCATTTTGGGGATATCCGGTATATCGATCAGCGGTATCTTATTTATTGCTCCGATAAGCCAGTTGATACGCCCGATGGTTTTGTTGATGTAGAGTTTTGCGGCCGTCCACATACCTCGGAAGAATCCGCCGATTGCTGTATCGGCCTCACCGGCGCTGGCGGTGATTTTATCCCAGTTATTCACAATGGTTGATCCTACATCAATAGCAAGGGTGATCAGCCACCCCATCGGCGTAAATAACTTACCGAGGCGTAATCCAAAGCGGACAACAGCCGCTATCCCTCGCCCGATCATCCCGGCGAAACGAGCAAGCCCACCTACTACTGACTTAATGGTGTAATTGTCAACTGAAATTTCAGCCAT